TTGAGTTGGAAATGAACTAACATCAAGGGTAAAGCCTGTAGCATCTACATCTGCCATTACATTCACCACACCTAAATCAGGACCAGCGGTATGCCTACCTTCAGGCGAACCTACTGATGTTCCTGCACCTATTGCTAATTCACTTGTTAATTCAACTAATGCCATTATCCTGCTACTCCTATATCACCGACTTTTTTAGTTAATTTCTTTTGACCCGTATCCATTGATGTTCTTAGTGCAATAATTTCATTTATCATTTCTTGCAACTTTTCATTTGTTACTGACATATCTGCACCACCACCACCACCTAATGCTCCTGGATCCTGTACTCCAACAACGGTATCCTTTGGACTAAATTTTTCCATTCCTGTTCCAGGTCTTGAAATAAAGTCTTTAGCTTCTTCACCTGCTGGTGCTGCAGCTTTAGATTTATCACCACCACCACCACCAAAAAGACCACCAATAAAGCTACCAACTTTTTTCAACATATCCCAATACCATAATAGCGGTGCAAATGCCATTTCTAATGCAAACTTAACAAATTCACCAAATGATTTAAACTTTTTCATCAAAAGTGAAACTATACCAACAACACCCATTATAGCAAGTGGTATCCATATCCATGGAGATGCTGCCGCCCAACTCGCAATAGCAATAATACCTATAACTACTGCAATAATACCTAAGACTTTAACAATTGGACCTAAAATTGGAGCTATCAATTTAAGTCCTGCAAGAAAGGGTGCTAAAATAGTTCCAAGAACTGAAAGTACTGGCATAAGACCATCTTTAATTGCTGTAACTATTGTAGTCCATGTTTGACTCATCAACGCTAAAAGTTCTTGTCTCTTCTTTTGTGCTGCAAGTTCTTCAGCTGACATATTATTTATTTTTTCTTGATCTCTTACCATTTTACCTAACTCTTCTGTACTCAATCCGAACGCTTTAGCTAATGACCTTCTTTGTAACACATTCATTTTTGCAAATTCTGCTTCAGTTCCAATTTGATTCATAACCTCTTTTTGCAGTCCTTCTAAATCACCAGCTAATGCTAACTGTCTAGCTTTATCAGTATTAATTTGTCTACCTAACATCATTGAAGCTTCCATTTGATTTGCAATAGAACTTTCAAAATCTAACAAACTATTTGCCATTTTTGATACTACACTTAAACTAATACCAAGTTTAGCAGCCTGTATTGCTGCTGCCTGTAAATTTTCTCCACCGTCCATTGCGAAGTCTGCAAACGTTTCAGTATTATCTGCTAAATCTTTCATTACTTTTGCTGGTGCAACTCCAGCTGCTTGAGCAAGTTCTCCAGTAACTTTCATTTGAGCCATTAAAGTTTCTCTACTTGCACCTGATACTCCTTCTAAAGCACCTAATAATTTTACTGCATCTGCACCAGCAATACCAAGTGTTGCATGCATTTTACCTAAAGAAACCAAAGTATCTTTTGTAACATTATTAACACTACCAAACTCATCTATTAATGCTCCCGCAGTTGCCTTAACTTCTTCTGCACTAACTCCCAACAAATATAATTGTGCTGTAGCACCTATCATAGCTCCTTGCAACTTCATAGTCTCACCAACACTTAAACCAAACTCTTTTTTAAGTTCCATTGTCTGTTTAAGTAACTTAACTCCAAGTGCTAAAATTCCAAGTAAAACTATCGCAAGTTTAATATAAGGATGACCCCCAGCTACTTTATTTATCATAGCATGCATCTGTTTCATACTTTTATATTTTCCTATAAGACCACCAGATATATCATCAAGTTTACTTTCCATACCAAGTTTTACTTTTGCGATATCATTCATATCTTCTTGTTTATCAAGCGCAGACTTTGAATAACTTATTTGTGCCTTAATTTGATCCTTTTCTTCTTTTGACAATCTTGCAGAATCTTCTTTTAATTTCTTTTCAAGGCCGGCTATCTGAACTAACTGTGCAGCAATATCTGATTCTTCAAGTTTTCCTTGAGCTGCTTTCATTTGATTAGCTATTTGATCTTCTTGGATTTTACTTAAATCTACATTCAAACTTTTTTGCTGTTCCGCAAGTTCTATATATTTATCATATCCACCTACTTCTTTTGCACCTTGCTTCTGTAAATCAACTATTTCAGCTTGAACTCTTTTATATGCATCACCATCTTTTACTAACTTTTCTAATTTCTTATTAAGAGATGCCTCTCCTTTTTTATACTTATCTTGAGATTTTTTCTTTTTTTCTAACCATTTAGATATATCTTTCTCTACATCTTTTTGTTTTAGTATATATTTATGTGCAATTTTTTCATTATCTAGCCTAAGATCACCTTTATTTAACAAATCTTTTTGCCATTTACTAAGACCAGCATACTCTTTCTTTTGAGCACGTAAAGTCTTAAGCTCTTGCAATTGAATAGCACTAAGTTCCTTACCTTCTTTTTTTAAATCTCTAAGAAGTTTGATTCTTTCTTTTATAGTTTTGACTGAATCGTCTGCCATAATTTATCTTTTAATTAAATACCAAGCTTTTTCATTAAATCAGCTGCATCTTTTTCTGCTTTATCAGAAGATTTCTCAAATTTAGCATATAACGCTTTAAGCTCTGGATCTGATTTGATTTTCTTTTCAACATCTTTTGATGGTTTTTTACCCTTTGAAAATAAACTTTTTAGTTTACCGAAAATTGCTTCACGCATTTGTTTATTTGTTGCCATATCTATACTCCTTGAATTTTCAATAACGAATGGAATTATTCAATAATAAATATAACAACTGAGGAAAATGTTACTTTCGACGAGGAACTGCAGGTCTACTAATCCCTTTAGATTTTTTAGTACCTTTGTCCATTTCTTTTTTCTCATCCTCGTAAGCCTTTTGAAGACGTTTTAAGTAAAATGAGCGAAGATATATAGGTAAATTGTAAGCTTCTGTAAAGGAAAAACCACCTTTACTATAGAAGATTAGATTGAATATTTGTTCGTGTATTTGAGGTTTATACTCTGGCGGCAGGCCAAAGAAACTGGACGGTCATCGGGACCGTCATCTCCTCTATGTATGTACATAACGAACATTCGAAATTATAAGTCATATCAACATCAGGAGTGATGGTTTGAAGGTATTTGCGAAATTCTAATGAATCTCTTGATAAAAATTGTTCATCTATAAACTTATTAACTTTAGCTCGACTACGCTCTCCATCTACTGCTAAAATAATTTTTTTCATACGAGTAGTAACTTCTGGATCAATTCCACTACCTTTTGTAATCTTTTTCATTGCTTTCAATTCTTCATCTATATCACGTTCATCTTTTTGTGTAAGAATTTTGAAAATAAGTTCAACCTTAGTAGATGGAAGTTTAAAATTAAATTCATTTTGACCTTTATCGTGCTTTGAAAAATTAATTTTTTTATCAGGAAAAGTAGTTAAATCAACAGAATCTTTATTATGTTCTGCACAAGCAGGACAATCTATTTCAAAATCATAACTTTTTCCATAACCAAGAATTCTCGAAGCAATCATAACTGCATTCTTATCACCAATTAACATAGTATTTAAGTTAACTTTTTCGTCTACTACAAGAGCCTCAAGTAATTTATCAATTACAACTCCTCTACGAATTAAATTCTGAGAAGTAAGAATATCTTCTTCTTTTGCTGTCATATATTTAATTTCAATTTCACCACTTGACAATGGATCGTCTTTTGAATAATAATGTCCCTTAGAAGGCAAACTAACTACCTCTGTAGGAAATTTAGTTTCAGGCATGCTGAATCTCCTTTATTAATATTTGATGTAAAATCTGGAATAGACTTTATAACCATTCCATAACCTTTAAAATTTTGTTTTACTTAACTTGATTTCCCTACAGCGTCACGAACTCCGTACAGACCTAATGCTGCAAGAACACCAAAAACTGATTCAGGAATTTCAATCCCAAACTCACCAGCAATACTAGCTGCACAAACAACAACTGCTGTCCAAATTGTTTTTGACTTATACCAAGATTTATCTGCGATAACTGACATAGTATATCTCCATTTCTTTAATTATATATATCGAAGTTAATAAAAAATAACCTATAAAAATTAGAATTGTAATATTGCGTAATCATACCTTAATGTTAGGGTTACTTCTACTGGATCATTTGTGGCCCAATCTAAATCATTAAAAGTTGCTGTTTGAATCCAAGCACCTTTCATTGTCCACTCTTCTACTATATCACCAACAGGTCCTAAAACATTCAAAGTAATATCTTTCTTATAGAAATCAGAATATCCATCTCT